TGTAGAAAATATGCAGATGTTTGATAAGTTTAGACAACTTGCAGATGAATCTACAGGATTACCATCTTACTCACATGGACAAACAGGTGTTCAATCTATGACAAGAACAGCATCTGGTATGTCAATGCTTATGGGTGCAGCATCATTAAATATTAAAACAGTAATTAAAAATATTGATGACCAATTAATTAAACCTTTAGGTGAAGCATTGTTCCAATGGAATATGCAATTCTATGAAGGTGACTTACCAATACATGGTGACTTAGAAATTAAAGCAACAGGTTCTTCTAGTTTGATGAAGAAAGAAGTTAGAAGTCAAAGACTAACTATGTTCTTACAAACTGTACAGAATCCTGCTATTGCTCCATTTGTAAGAATGTCAGAAGTAATAAAAGAATTAGCTCACTCTTTAGATTTAGACCCAGCAGAAATTTTAAATACTAAAGATGAAGCAGAAATCTACGCAAAAATAATAGGACAACAAAATGCTAACAAAGGAACTAGCCCAGAAGCTCCTATCCCTGGTGAACTCGGAGCAATGGGTGGTGATGGAGGAGTACCTCCACAAACTCCAGGAGCAAACAACCCTGGAAATGGCGAAAGCCCAATCGGACCTGGTAATACACCAATGCCAGGGGAGATGGAATTTACTGGACAGACTGAAGAACCTGCCCAATAATGTAAGAGATATAGTAAAATAATATTAGTGTTGACTAATATAATTTATATTGCTATAATTAAGCAAGGAGTAAAATGAAAAAAGTAAAAGCAATTAAAATGGCTACAGGTGGATTAATGTCAATGCCACCTTATATCGCTAAACAAGATAAAACATCTGATGGTATTACACCTTATGATGTTAATACTCCTATGTCTGCTAGAAAAGGTTTACCTTCTAGAGCATTAGACAAATCAAGAACAAGATTTAATAAAGGTGGAGAAGCTTTCCCAGATTTAAGTGGTGATGGTGATGTAACACAGAAAGATATTTTGATAGGTAAAGGTGTGATTAAAAAAGCTAAAGGTGGAATAATGCAAAGAATGAAATTTGGTTCTGGAGATATATCAACAAAAGAATTAATTGAAATGAAAAAAATGGAACAACTTGAAGCAATGCAAGATTCAGGTTTACCTTTAACTGATGAACAAGAACAAGCCTTAGAAGCTTATAAAGCATCTAAAGGTGTTAAAGCACAAATGGCAATCGGTGGAGCAGTAACAGAAAAATACTCTAGACAAAGACCAGAGTATCAAGCATATGCTGAAGGTGATGTTGTTGAAGATGAAATGCCTGATGAAGATATGCCACCTATGGAAGAATTAAAAGTAGAAGAAGAATCTTTATTAGAACCAATGGGTATGGATAGTGAAATGCCTATGGATGATGAAGAAGATATTACTGATGAAGACTTAGAAGGTATGGATGCTATTATTGATACTTCAGCTTTATCAGATGAAGAAGAACAACTATTAGATGAAGCAGTTGAAATGCATCCAGAACTAGAAGCTATCATTCCTAAATTAGTTGCAACAGAATTTACAGAAGATGGAGAAGTAGAAGGACCAGGAACAGGAACTTCAGACTCTATCCCAGCACTTTTATCAGATGGTGAATTTGTATTTACAGCCAAAGCAGTTAAGAATATTGGTGTGGACAAATTAAGAAAGATGATGAAACAAGCAGAAGCAGATTATGATGCTGGTATTCAATCTCAAGCAGAAGAGCAAGAGATAGTATAAAAGAATTTATAGAGAAAGGTAACTCTATGAATAGACAAGCTACCTTATAATAATTTTATTATAAGCCCTTGTAGTTTCGTTTTAAACAAAAACACCTGCCTTAGCTACCTTCAGTTAAGAAGCCCTAAAGGAGGATACGATGAGTAACAAAAACGAAGAAGGAAGACAAGAAGCCGAAGCAAACCCTTACAACAGAAAAAAATCTTGGCATACAGATGATTCAATGCCACAAGATAGAACTTCTGCTGATGAAGGTTTGTTTGTGCCAAACCCTGAAAGTAATCAAGGTTTATCAAATGCTACTGCCGAAGGCAACCCAGATGATAATACTGAGAATACTGATGCAACAATGGATAAGGTTCAAGAGTCTGCATTAAATGTAGAATCTAACCCTTATACAAAAGTTGATTATAAGAAAAGATATGACGACCTAAAACGATATTATGATAGGAAGTTAGGTGAATGGAACAGCAAGGAAAGTGACCTTAAAGTTCAACTTAAAGAGAACAGACCTGTTTACCAACCACCAAAATCGAAAGAAGAGCTTGAAGCTTTTAAAAACGATTATCCTGACATTTATGGAGTTGTGGAAACTGTATCTCACTTACAATCGCAAAATGAAGTTAAGTCGTTACAAGACGAGTTAGAAAGTTTAAAGAAAGCAAATACTACTTTGCAACAAAAGGAAGCTGCACTTGAACTTTCAAAATATCATCCTGACTTTGAAGAAATAAAAGAGTCTGATGATTTTCATAACTGGGCAGATACTCAGCCAATGGAAATTAAAAACTGGATATATGAAAACAACTCTAATGGAGCATTAGCTGCACGAGCAATTGACTTGTATAAGAAGGACCGAGGTCTTGGACTTGATAAAAAAACTACGAAGAAACAACCTAAGAATGAAGGTGCAGACTTGTTGGTTAAAACTAACGAACAAACTCAAGTACCTGATTCTAAAGAACCTTTCTTCAAAAGGTCTGATATTCAAAGATTATCAGATGCAGAGTTTATGAAATATGAAAAAGATATTTTAAAAGCTCAAAGAGAAGGTAGAATTATAGATTAATTCTATTTTCATTTTTATCAACAACTAAACAAAGGAGTAACTACAATGGCTAAATTCGCTGGTGGTTCAACATATAACTTTGGATTAGGTGTTTCAGGTCAAACTAATGGTTTTTTCATTCCTGAAATCTATTCAAAGAAAGTACAAATAGCTCTAAGAAAAGCTGCAGTAGCAGAAGCAATCTGTAACACAGACTACATGGGAGAAATCTCATCTTTCGGTGATACTGTTAACATTATCAAAGAGCCTCAAATCGCAGTAGCAGACTACACAAGAGGTCTCGCTGTAACATCAACTGACTTAACTGACCAAGAACTTGTTCTAACTGTAGACCAAGCTAAATCTTTTTCATTTAAGATTGATGACCTAGAGAAGAGATTCTCTCATATCAACTTCCAAGCTATAGCTTCAGACAATGCTGCTTATGCGTTAAGAGATGCAATGGATAGTAATATCTTAGCAGCTATTAATGCTGGTGCAACTGTAACTACAGGCATGGGAACTACTTCAACTCCAATTGATATTGGATTTGGAAGTGGTGAAGTTGACCCTCTAAACCAAATGGCATTAGCTGCTAAAGAATTAGATGAAGCTAACGCACCTGAAGATGGAAGATGGTTTGTCGCTGCACCTGAATGGTACAACGCACTTTCTAACTCTTCTTCTAAACTTTTATCAGTAGACTTTAATGCTGGTCAAGGTTCAATCAGAAATGGTTTAGTAGCATCTGGATTACTTAGAGGTTTCCAAATGTACAAATCAAACAACCTACCAACTAATGACTTATCTGGTGCTTCACCTGCTGGTTCAGCAACTGCACCTGTAGCTCTATTCGGTCACATGAGTTCAACTGCTGCTGCGTCAAGCATGAACAAAGTGGAAACTGTTAGAGACACAGGTACTTTCTCAGATATCGTTAGAGGTTTAATGGTATGGGGAAGAAAAGTATTAAGACCAGAAGTAGCTGGTAAAATTATCTACACAATAGATTAATTTTTAATACACTATTGGGTGGGGGTAGTAATATCCCCATCCTCTTATTAGGAGAATAATTATGATAGACAAAATTAAAATACAATTAAAATGTTTACTAGATGATGCTAAACACTTTTGGATGTTTCATAGAAAACTTTCATTAAGTATTATAGCAGGTCTTGTAATCTTATGGATATTAATATAGGAGACAACAATATGCCAATGAAAAAAGCAATGCCTGGTGGAAAAATAACAAACAAAGGCAAATACAAACATGGTGGAAAAGTTCACCGAAATAAAAAAGGTCATGGTGGAGTAATGACTATAGTACTTAAAAAAGATAAAACTAAGAAAAAATAATAATGGGTATAATGTCTTCACCTGCTTGGACTCGTAAAGAGGGTAAGAATCCTAAAGGAGGACTTAATGCTAAAGGTAGAGCTTCTTATAATAAAGGTCGAACTAAGACTGGTAAGAAAAGAAATCTAAAAGCACCAAGTAAGGTAGTCGGCAATAAAAGAAGAAAAAGTTTTTGTGCAAGGATGAAAGGTATGAAGAAAAAACTTACCTCTAAGAAAACTGCAAGAGACCCTAATTCAAGAATTAATAAATCACTAAGAGCATGGAACTGTTAAATGGCTAAAACTTATCTATCAATGACAAACGAACTACTGGTTGAAATTAATGAACCAGAAGTAACAACAGTATCAGGAGCATTAGGTATACAAAAGTTTGTATCTAATTGTGTTAACAGAGCTTACTTTGATATAGTAGATGCAGTAGATGAATGGTCTTGGCTAAAAACTGCAGCACCTCAAAATGATTATTATGGTAATACATTTGTT